GGAGGCGAACGTCAACATCCAGATGATTGCCACCAGCGAGATCAAGATTTCGGTGTTGATTGACCGGGAGGAGGGCTTGCGGGCCATGCGGGTGGTCCACGAGGCGTTTGTCAGCTGAGAGAGCGGAAAAGGGCGAGCTGCGGGGGAGTACCGGGGGCGTTGCACGAACACCCCGGCCCCGCAAAAGACTCGGCCTCAGTTTCCATTATTATATCCATGTCAACGGCGGAACCCTTGCCGGAATAGTTGAACGCAATCCGAATGTGATCGTCCCAGAGATAGACGGCATTCACAAAGGAATCAATGACCTTTCGCCGGAACTCGGCACTTTCCACATTTCCGCCTCTAAACTGCTCCATCCAGTAAACAATGAAATCCCGTTCAATATGGGTAAG